AGACAGGGCTTTCCGCAACTAACACAACAAGTTGGGTTAGTAATAATGCGCCACAAGTATTATTATATGCTTGTCTTGTAGAAGCATTTAAGTTTCTAAAAGGACCATATGATTTGCTTGCACAGTACGAAAAAAGCTATCAAGAAGCTGTACAAAGACTTGCAATAGAACAACAAGGAAGAAGACGGAGAGATGAATATCAAGATGGTGTTATTCGTTTACCGTTGCCTTCACAAAACCCATAGGAGATAAAAATGGCTATAACACAAGCGGTTTGCAACACATTTAAAAGAGACCTTTTAAAAGGGTTTCATGATTTTGCAAGTGGTGGTAGTACTTTTAAAATTGCATTATTTACATCAAGTGCAAGTTTAGGAGCATCTACAGAAGATTATTCAACAACTAATGAAATTACAAATACATCTGGCTCTGCTTACTCAGCAGGAGGATTAGCTTTAACTGGTCAATCAGTTACAGGTAGTACATCAGCATCAACAGCATATGTAGATTTTTCAAGTGACCCTCAGTGGACATCTGCAAGTTTTACAGCTAATGGAGCAATGATTTACAACACAACTACTGATGGTGGTTCGGGAACAACGGATGCAGTTTGTATTTTAGCTTTTGGTTCTGATTTTACAGCAACCAATGGTACATTTACTGTTCAATTTCCGGCACCAGGCACAAGTACAGCTATACTGAGATTATCGTAGGAGTTTAACATGGCATTGATTATCAATGATCGTGTTAAGGAAACCACGACAACAACAGGAACTGGAACTATAAATCTTGCTGGAGCAAGTGGTGGATTTCAAACTTTCGTTGCTGGGATTGGTACGACCAATACAACATATTATTGTATTGCAGCCCAATCAGGAACAGAATATGAAATTGGTATAGGAACGGTAACTGATGCTACACCTGATACTTTATCAAGAACAACAATTCTTGAAAGTACAAATGGTGATGCAGCTGTAGATCTTACAGCAGGTACGAAAGATGTATTTTGTACATATCCAGCAAAACGTGCACCTTCTCCTAGCATGGATGCGACTGCATATGTAACAACACATAATTCTACTTTAAGTGATGATCAAACAATAGACTCAGGTGTTTTAGCGGGTCCTGTAACAATTACAGGGACGCAAACAATAACAGGTAATTTGGTAATAATATAATGGCTTCAGAAATTAAAGTTAACAAAATATCTCCTGGATCGGGAACGGCACTTCAAATATCCGACTCGGGTGATACTGTAACGTTGCCATCAGGTGCAACACTAACTATAGCAGGAACAATAAATGTTAGTACAGGAACAGCAACAGGATTCGGTGATAATTTAAGTTGGCAAACAAGTGATATAAAAACTTCTACTTTTACTGCTGCGGCAGAAAAAGGGTATTTTGTTAATACAACGGGTGGAGCTATAACAGTAAATTTACCTGCTGGTTCAGCAGGTGCACAAATAGGTTTAGTTGATTATGCAGGCACTTGGGATTCTAACAATGTTACTTTAGCACCTAATGGTTCAGAAAAAATTCAAGGTAGTGCAACTGATGCAACTCTTTCAAGAGACAGAGAAGCTATACAAGTTGTTTATGTTGATTCAACTCAAGGTTGGTTAATAACAAGTGTATCAGATCAAGCAGCAGCTCAAGTAGCTTATACGTCTGCTACAGGTGGAACTATTACAACATCAGGTGATTATAAAATTCATAGATTTACAGGTGATGGAAACTTTATTGTATCATCAGTAGGTAATGCTGCAGGAGGAGGTGCTGGTGCATCTTATCTAGTTGTTGCTGGTGGTGGTTCAGGTTCAGGAACATTTAGAGGAGGAGGAGGAGGCGCCGGTGGATACCGTGAAGGTAAAAATTCAGGCGATCCTTATACAGCTTCTCCTTTAAATGCTCCCGCTGGATTAACATTAACTGCAACAACGTATCCTATTGTTGTAGGTGGTGGCGGTGCTGGTGCTTCTGCAGATAGTGGAACCGGTGGAACCAGTGGTGCAGTTTCAACTTTTTCAACTATTACATCTGCTGGAGGTGGTAGAGGTGGTATCTACGATGGTGCTAACCCTCCATATCACCCTATATCAAACGGTAATTCACCCCAAGGTTTTCCAGGCGGTTCTGGTGGTGGAGGTGCGGGAAACCCAGCACCTGCTACTACTACTGGTGGTAATGGCAACACTCCCCCAGTTAGTCCTCCTCAAGGTAATAATGGAGGCGCTGGTTCGGAAGGGGGTCCACAAAGTGGAGGTGGTGGAGGAGGTGCTGGTGCTGTTGGCGCTGGTGGTCCTTCTTCAGGAAATCCAGGAGGCGCTGGTACTACATCTAGTATAACTGCTTCTCCAACTGCCTACGGAGGCGGTGGCGGTGGTGGAGGCTATTGTTCTGGTGGTCCAGGTTGTGGAGGTTCAAGTATAGGAGGTTCTGGTGGTTGCGGCTCATCGGGTGCTCCCGGAAATGACGCTGCAGATTATACTGGTTCTGGCGGCGGAGGTGCTGGAGGAAGCCCTGGAAATGCTGGTGGTTCTGGTGGTTCTGGAGTTGTAGTAATCAGATACAAATACCAAAACTAATGATATGGCAAATGTACGAATTCGTGAACAAGGAAAACTTACACTAAAAGATTCAGATAATTCTAACGAAGTATCTTTACAATCTCCTTCTACTGTTGCAGCAGATCAAGATTTTATTCTTCCTAGTGCAGATGGTTCAGCAAATAATCTTATTACAACAAATGCTTCAGGCACCTTATCTTTTACAGATATTGATACTTTAGTTACATCAGATATTGATTGGCAAACAGGAGATATTAAAACAGGTGATTTTACAGCGGTTGCAGGAAAAGGATATTTTGTTAATACAACATCAGGTACCATTACTGCTACTTTACCTGCAAGTCCAAGTGCAGGAGACTTTGTAGCTTTAAAAGATTATGCTGCTACTTTTGGATCAAACAAATTAACGATTGCAAGAAATGGATCTAATATTCAAGGAGCTGCAACTAATTCAATTATATCAACCAACAGAGCATCAGTAGTTTTACAATTTATAGATGCAACAAAAGGTTGGTTATATTTAGTAGAAAATAATGTAGCTGATTTAGAAAACGCTTTATACGTTACTGCTACCGGTGGTACCATAACAACATCAGGTGATTATAAAATTCATACTTTTTTAGCTGATGGAACTTTTACAGTTTCATGTGCGGGTAATTCAAAAGGTTCAAACAGCGTAGAATACTTAATTGTTGCTGGAGGCGGCGGAGGCGGCGCAGGTGGTGGTGCTAATGCTGGAGGCGGCGCAGGTGCCGGTGGTTATAGAACAGATACAAGTGTTTCTGTAACAGCACAGGCATATCCAATAGGAGTAGGAGGCGGTGGCGCTGGTAATGTCTACGGCTCATGTTTAACTACTGGTAATCCTTCAACTGCACTGAGTATAACTTCGGCACGAGGTGGTTCTGGTGGTAATGGTGATGGACATGGTGCTAGAGTTGATGGTCAATCTGGAGGTTCTGGAGGTGGTGCTTCTGGTGTTCAAACTGGTGGAGGTTCTGGTGGGAATGCTCCTCCTGTTTCTCCTCCTCAAGGAAATTCTGGTGGTCAAGGTGGTCAAGGATTAGGTCTCGGCGGAGGCGGAGGTGGTGGAGCGGGAGCTGTTGGTGCGAATGCTTCATCTGGTGCAGCAGGTGCTGGTGGTAACGGTTCACCTTCTACAATAAATGGTTCAAATGTTACCCGTGCTGGTGGTGGAGGCGGTGGCGGTAATAGTTATGGTCCTGCTTCTGGTGCTGGTGGTGGTTCTGGTGGCGGTGGTTCTGGGGCAACGTCTGCAAGTGCTGGTTCTGTTGGTACTGCAAACACTGGTGGCGGTGGAGGTGGTGGCTGGGGTCATCCCGGTCCATTTGATGGTGGTAATGGTGGCTCTGGTGTTGTAATTATTCGCTATAAGTATCAAAATTAATATGGTAAAAAACATTTATGTCTGAAATAAAAATTAATAGTCAAGGTGAAGTAAAGTTATTTGATTCAGATAATTCAAATTATATAGGTTTAAAAGCTCCAGCAACGGTTGGAAGTAATGAAACATTTATATTACCTGATGCTGATGGTAGTGCTAACAATGCACTTAAAACAGATGGTTCTGGTAATTTAGGTTTTGTTGATGTTACAACATTAGTAACATCAGGTATTGATTGGCAATCAACTGTTCAAACAACAGGATTTACAGCAGCATCTGGTAAAGGATATTTTTGTAATACAACAGGAGGGGCTTTTACAGCAACTCTACCTGCAAGTCCTAGCGCTGGTGATATTGTTGGTTTAAAAGATTATGCAGCCACATTTGGAAGTAATAATTTAACAATAGGTAGAAATAGTTCTAACATACAAGGAGCTTCCACTGATTCTAAATTATCAACGGATAGAGCAAGTGTTGTTCTTGTATATGTAGATTCCACTAAAGGGTGGTTATATGTACAAGAATCAAATGTTTCTAATTTAGGACCTACTTATATTTCAGCTACAGGTGGTACAATAACAACATCCGGTGACTATAAGATTCATACTTTTATTGCAGATGGTACATTTACTGTTTCTTCCGTAGGTAACGCTGCAGGTGGAGCCGATGGTGTTTCTTATGTAGTTGTAGGTGGAGGTGGTTCTGGTGGTACAGGCGGCGGAGGTGTCGGCGGTGGCGGCGGAGGTGCAGGCGCTGGAGGTTTTCGTGAAGGTAAAAACTCTGGTGACCCATACTCAGCTTCTCCTTTAAATGCCCCTGCAGGTTTAACAGTTTCTGCTTCTCCAGGTTCATATCCAATCACTGTTGGTGGAGGTGCTGGAACTAATAGTGGCGCTGGAAGTACTGGTAGCGCTGGTTCAGTTTCAACTTTTTCTACTATAACTTCTGCTGGTGGTGGCGGCGGTGGTACGAGTAGTGGCGCTGGAACAAGTGGTGCTTCTGGTGGTGGTAATGGTTATAACGGACCAGGATCAGGTGGATCTGGTAATAATCCTCCCGTATCTCCTCCTCAAGGAAATGCAGGGGGTGCATACTCTACTGGTAACGGCGGTGGAGGTGGCGGTGGTGCTACTGCCGCAGGAGCTGTACCTGCTGGTGTGGTAACTGGTGGAGATGGTGGAGCGGGTGCTACTTCAAGTATTAATGGAACACCAACAGCAAGAGCTGGTGGTGGCGGTGGTTCTTCCAATGTTAATGGTGGAGCTGGTGGAACTGGAGGTGGTGGAGCTGGTTCAGAAACAAGTCCAACAGGAGGTGCAGGCACACCTAACACTGGTGGAGGCGGTGGTGGAGATTATGGTACATCCGGTTGTCAAGCAGGTGGTTCAGGTGGTTCAGGTGTTGTAATTATTCGTTACAAGTATCAAAATTAATGTTTAACAAAAAAGATTTTTAATATAGTATAGGAGAGAGATATGGCACATTTTGCAAAATTAGGAATTAATTCCAAAGTTATTGGTGTTTCAGTAGTTAATGATGATGATTGTAAAAACGCTGATGGCATTGAAGATGAAACTGTAGGAATACAGTTTTTAGAAAACATACATGGATGGCCTTTATGGAAACGAACTTCTTATAATACAACAGTAAACACACACAAGTTAGGTGGAACTCCTTTTCGTAAAAATTATGCGGGAATAGGTTACACTTATGATGAGGACCGTGATGCATTTATTCCACCAAAAACATTTGCATCATGGGTTCTTGATGAAACTACATGTGTTTGGAAAGCACCAGTTACTTATCCAAGTGTAGAAGAATATGGCGATCCTGCTAAAAGATACTATATTAGCTGGGATGAAACAAACACTCGTTGGATAGCTGAAGATCAAGAAACACCAACAGGAAATTTTCGTTGGGATGCTAGTGCTTCTGCTTGGGTTGCCTTATAATTAATGCTTAAAAAAGTTCTATCTGAACAATTTATTATTACTCATAAAGTTTCTGATCTTCTTAAAATTGATAAAAAAACATTAATAACAAATAACATTCGTAATTATGTTTTAGAAAAACGTTTGAGTAATGAAAAATGGTACTCTGATTATCATTATGTAGATTTACAAGACCATCAACATTTAGCATGGGTACATGATTATATTAGAGATCATTACAGAATAGAATATGAAGAAACACCTATTTTAATAAAAAGAGGAGGAGTAGTATTACTTCCTAATGAAAGTTTAGGATCTCATCATCATATTGATGACTGGGATTATGAGGATTCTCCTGAAATATCAGTTTTGTATTGTTTAAAAGAAAGAGAAAAGCCTTCTACCGTAATATTTGAATATGAATTTGGAAGAAATAAGAAAAGACGCTGGCAAGTAGATTTAAAAGAAGATACTTTAATTATATTTTCCTCCCACCTTAGACATTCTATTACTAAAAATTTTAATAAAGACCCAATAGTAGCTCTTTCATTTCAGTTCCAATTACTATAAAATAATGCTATCAAAGAGGCATTATGACAATTGAAATTGATGGTGTAAATAATACTTTAAAAACAGATAAGATTGAACCTCAATCAGGAACCGCTTTACAAATAGGAGCATCAGGCGACACTATGACGTTGCCTTCAGGGGCTACCTTAAATATTGCAGGAACAATATCTAATAGTGGGACCGCAACGGGTTTTGGTGCTGTTGATTGGCAAACTTCAGATATAAAAACAAGTACATTTACAGCAGTAGCTGGTAAAGGTTATTTAGTTAATACTACAGGCGGTGCAATAACAGTTAATTTACCGGCAGGTTCTGCTGGCACTCAAATAGCTTTAGCAGATTACGCTGGCACATGGGATTCAAATAATTGCACTGTGGCTGCAAACGGTTCAGAAAAAATACAAGGATCTACTAATAATGCTGTTTTTTCTAGAGATAGAGAAGCCCTTCAAATTTTATATGTAGATTCAACGCAAGGTTGGGTAATTACATCAGTAGCTGATCAAGGTGGTACACAGGCTTCATATATTACAGCATCAGGTGGAACAGAAACAACAAGTGGTGATTATAAGATTCATACTTTTGTTGGAGATGGAACATTTACTGTTTCATCTGTTGGTAACGCTACAGGTTCAACTACGGTTGATTATCTTATTGTTGCTGGCGGAGGCGGTGGTAGTAAACATCAAGCAGGTGGCGGAGGTGCAGGTGGATTAAGAAAAAATTATCCTAATCCTGCAACAACTGGTACACCTGTTACTGCACAAGCTTATCCTGTAACTGTAGGAGCTGGAGGTGCTGGAGCACCTGGTCCAGGAGCACCCCCTCAAAATGCTCAAGGTACTGATGGTGATGCTTCTGTTATTTTTTCTGTTACTTCCGCTGGAGGCGGAGGTGGAGGTGGTTATTATAATCCTGGTTGTCCTGGTGGTGCTGGACGATCTGGTGGGTCTGGCGGTGGTGCTGGATCAGCAAGTACTACAGGTGGCTCTGCAGGAGTAACTCCTGCTAGTACTAAAGGTACGGGTAATACTCCTCCTGTTTCTCCTTCTCAAGGAAATCCTGGTGGTGCGGCATGGGATAGAAATCCTCACGGCGGTGGCGGTGGGGGAGGTTCTGGTGCTGCTGGTTGTGATGCACATCCACCATCTGGTCCATCAACTGGTGGCGGATTAGGTGGTTGTGGAACATCTGTAGCAATTTCTGGATCAGCAACGGTTTATGCTGGCGGTGGCGGTGGCTCAGGTTATACTGGTCCCCCTACAGCTCCTGCTAATGGAGGAGGAGGTGGTGATGGTGGTCATGCTGCTGGAACTCCCGCAGAAGCTAATGGAGTCAATGGAACTGATAATACTGGCGGTGGCGGCGGAGGAGGAGCTAATGATCCATTTAATGGTGGAAATGGTGGTTCTGGTGTCGTAGTAATATCATACAAGTATCAAAACTAATTTACATACTTTTTAAAAAAGTATAAAAAGAAGAAAGAAAATAGAATGCAATTAGATAATTATTATTGGTGTTTTCAAGGTGCTTTACCATCACGAATTTGTGATGATATTATTGCTTATGGAAACGAATTAAAAGAAGAGACAGGTGTTACTTCTGGATATGATCCAGGTAACATGACACCTAACGAACAAAAACAATTAGAAGAAAAAAGAAAGTCAAATGTTGTATGGATGGATCCTACATGGATTTACCGTGAACTACACCCTTTAGTTCGTGAAGCAAATGCAAATGCTGGTTGGAATTATCATTGGGATTGGTCTGAGTCTTGTCAATTTACAAAATACGATGGTAGTAAAAAACAACATTATGATTGGCATACAGATTCTGGGGTAAGGCCAAATTCAAATGGTAAAATTAGAAAATTATCTATGACTGTTGCATTAGTAGATGGTAGTGAATATGAAGGTGGTGATTTTGAAGTTAATTTTAATACTCCTGAAAAAGAAGATATTCATGTAGTTAAAGCTGCAAGAATAAAAGGTTCAGTTACAATCTTTCCTTCTTTTGTGTGGCATCGTGTTAAACCTGTTACGTCAGGTACTAGGTATTCATTAGTTAATTGGCATCAAGGACATCCATTTGTATGATGGCATTTCACGAATATTTTAAAACACCTGTATACATAGAAAATTTACCTCACTGGGTAGATGATATAAATAAAAAATGTGAAAAACATTTAAAGGCAATTAAAAATACAAAAGATTTTAAAGCAAGAGTTAAAAAGAAAAAATCTGATTTTGGAGAAGTTGCTCATTCTTTTCCTATTGCAGGTGATCCAGAATTAAAAATTTATATTGATCATATTGGTCAACGTTCATGGGAATTTTTAGATGGTATGGGTTTTGATTTATCAAATCATACTTGTGTATTTACAGAATGTTGGGTGCAAGAATTTCCTAAAGATGGTGGTGGTCATCATAACTCACATGTACATCCAAATAATCATGTATCAGGATTTTTATATTTAAAGAGAGATGAGGATGGACCAGTGCCCGTGATACACGACCCACGGCCCGCAGCTCTTTTATCAGCCTTACCACAAAAAGATCTTTCGCAACTTACTTATGCTACAAATGAAGCTCACTGGAAACCTACTCCAGGCACATTAATTATTATGCCCGCATATGTTACCCATCAATATTCTGTTGGTGGACCTAATCAAGCATTTCGTTTTATACATTTTAATATACAGGCTATACAGAATAGTTTTATAAAAACAGAGGAGAAAAAATGAGTTTTGAAAAAGATAAATATGAAGTTGTAAAAAAAGCAATATCAAAAGACGTAGCTAGTTTTTGTTATGCTTATTTTTTAAATAAAAGACAAGTAGCAAAACATTTACAAGATACACGGTATATATCTCCTTTTGATGATAGTTGGGGAACATGGAAAGATAGTCAAATACCCGACACCTATTCTCATTATGCAGATCTTGTTATGGAAACATTAATGGTAAGAGTAAGACCAAAAATGATGGTTGTAACAAAAATGAATTTAGTTCCTACATATACTTATGCAAGGATATATAAATATGGGGATATATTACATCGACACAAAGATAGACCTTCTTGTGAAATATCATGCACTCTTAATCTAGGCGGTGATGAATGGCCTATTTATTTAGATCCTTCAGAAGGGTTTGGTAATAAAGGTAAAAAAGTTATTTTAAAACCAGGAGATATGCTAGTGTATAGTGGGTGTGATCTTGAGCATTGGCGTGAGTCTTTTGAAGGACAAGATTGTGGTCAAGTATTTTTACATTATAATAATAAGCAAGGTCAGTTCCAAGAAAGTAATGCTTTTGATGGTAGACCAATGCTTGGATTACCTGCATATTATAAAAAAGCACAGTAGACTAAATCACTTTTTATAGTTAAAATAGAGTCTTATGACTCTAGGTATTTTAGCCTTTTCAGAAGGACCATTATCATCATTAGGTAAACAGGACGCTATAGCGGTTGTTACAGGTCAAGCTTTAACTTCTGCGCTTGGAACAGAAACCATTGCTGTTGACGCAACAGTAGCGGTAACAGGTCAAACTATAAATGCATCTTTAGGAGTATCAGTTATAGACAGTGGAGCAGCGGTTGGATTAACAGGTGAAAGCATTAGTACAACATTAGGAACTGTAATTGCTAGCCCAACAGCCAATCCGACTGTATCAGTAAGTGGTTTTGGATTAAATGCAGTTATAGGAACATTTGCTGTAACAGCAGGTGGTCAAGTATCAATTGATGCTTCATCTGAACCTGATTTAGATTTATTTTTAGGAGAAGAAACTGTAACAGCTACTGCACTTGTACAGCCTACAGGTTTAACAGAAACATTTACTGTAACAGTACAAAGCGTTGGTGGTTCTAATAAATACTTTATTAATGGAACACAGCAACCAACCTTAACATTAGAAGAAAAAAATATTTATATATTTAGCGCTAATGATTCGTCTGTTGATACACATCCACTTTTACTATCAGCTACTTCTGATGGAACACATTCAGGAGGAACAACTTATGAAACGGGTGTTACTTATCAAATAAATGGGTCAGATGTTTCTAAATCAGATTATTTATCTAATTATGCTTCTGCAACTACTAGAAGTTTAACTATTAATGTAGCTGAAAGTGCGCCTACTTTATATTATTATTGTAATGCTCACTCTGGTATGGGAGGTCAAGCTAACACTCCTACTAATACTAACTATGATAGTGAAGAAATAAGCACGGCTCTCGGCACAGTTGCTGTTGAAGCTCTTACTACTCCCGTTGTAACAGGACAGGCTTTAACATCAGCATTAGGAACAATTAGTGTAGTTACAACAAGTGTAGCAGCGGTCACTGGACAGTCAATGACAGCATCGCTTGGTGCATCTATAATATCAGCAGATGCTGCAATTTTACCTACTGGTCAAACAGTCAACACGGCTCTCGGCACAGTAGTACCAATTACCAATACAATTGTAGAAGTTAATGGTCAAAGTATGACTTTAACATTAGGCGACTCAGGAGTATATGCATGGCAAGTGGTTCCTGACACAGCCACAAATACTTGGACAATCGTTGATGATTCTGCTACAAATACATGGCGAGATGCAGCTTAGGTAAATTATGTC